TGTAAGTCGTTGACTGTCAACGAGTTACGAGGCGGCGGGGGGCCGCCCCCCATAACCCCTTGACTATCAGTGAGTTATCGCTGCCTCACTAACGGACTCCAGTCGAAGCGGTCATTGACGATCTCAAGGGAGGGGCCATACTGCGATTCGTAGGCGGCTCGCTCACTAGGGAAAGTGATGAGTGCCTTCCACGCTCCCTTGCGGAAAGCGCGGGGATTACGCATGATGCGCTCGCTCATGCGGAGATTGTGGCTACCGCCGAACACAACGGGGTTACCGATCTCACCTGTCAGAATTACGTAGTAGGGTCTCTCTGTCATGTGGGTATTATAGCGGAGTGACGGCTAACCGCAAGGCTTTTTTTGCGTTATTACGCATTTTTTTTCGTGTTGTAACTGATTGACTATCAATGACTTATGAGGCGGCGGGGGCCGCGCCCTCGTAACTCGTTGAGCGTCAACGACTTACAACGCAATTTTCTTGTCAAGTAAAAACCTCGCCACCGACTCCACTCGGTGACGAGGCTCCATGACAGCGACAGGTTACCCTGTCAAGATTTTTTGTGTGCTAGTTTTACAATCGTATCCCCTAACATTAACACAACAGCCCACAGTGCTGGCATTCCTAACATTACCAAAAGAAAGTCGCCAGCGTCCCACCCTCGCATAACACTATTAAAAAGTGCGGGACCGCTACCGATTAAGACGGCGATGCATATGATTACCAAGTTTATGCTAATGCATACCATAGCAGAGAATAGAAAGCGGTCGATGAAGTGATTGAGAGTAGAGAAGAATTTTTTCATGATTTTTTTGTGTGTGTGTTAGATTTTTTTTTGTGTGTGTTAGTGGCTTGGGGTCATCTCGATCTGGTCGAGTGCTTTGTCTATTTGTTTCTCGATAGCGAGCAAGTCAGCTTTAGCTGTCGCATCGTCAGTCCAGATAGCGCTAGAGCTTGCCTTGCCTGATATGCCTGAAAAGGTCATGCGGAGTTTGAAGATTTGATCTCGGAGGTGGTCGATTTGTTCTTGTTCTGTCATGATTTGAATATACTCTAGATTCTGATTTAACGCAAGTCTTTTTTTGTTTTTTTTTAGATGCTCAACTTGTTGAGCATTGGCGACCAGTCGCGGCTTACGATATCCTCTAATCTGATATCGTCGATTGCGTCGAGGGCAATTTCTTCCTCGCCGCCGTCTTGGTCCATAGCCCACACAAAACCATTTTCTAGGTCTGTGTCAGTTACGATGAACCATTTACCTTGTGACACGATTTCCGCGCCGTTTCCGATTTGTTTTTGAATTTCTGTCATGTTTATACTATAGCACAGGTTAAAGTTAAAAGCAAGTTTTTTTTTGTTTTTTTTATCTGCAATCTTCGACCCACCAAACCCTTGCCTCGGTGTCTACCCACTTCTCAACTCCATTAGTTGAGTTGTAGAAACGTCCTTGTTTGCCAAGTTTGCCGTTGTTGTTCTTGTCGGCAGCTTCTTGGCGTTGCTTCTTGTTAAGCGCCCACCATTCATCAGATGGGTAACATGGAGCGATCTCCACGCAGTCAACTATTTCACCTTTGTCGTTTTCGAATTGTATTATGTTCTCTGTCATGATGTAGTAACTATAGCACACAACCAAACAAAAGTAAAGACTTTTTTATCTTTTTTTTATCTTTTTTTTTATTAAAAAAGGGCTTGACAACCCTACCCCATTTCTGAAAAAATCAGTTTGCGTTTGCGTGGCAAACTGGCGGGGGGAGTCCATTATCAATCTATCAACGAGAAACCCCCACCCAATTGTCTGGGCGTGGTAAACGGGGGCATGAGTTCCATTTATTGTTTAAAAAAAATAATCAGACCCTATAATTCAAAGTGACTCTTGACGATATAACAAAGTATGTCCCATTGGTAGCTGGGGTCATGTATGCTATTGTGGCCTTTGCTTATTTTATGAAGAGGGATTATGGTTGGGGTGTGATCTGGATTTCTTATGCTACGGCAAATTTTGGTCTTATGGTAGTTGGTAATCAGTAAAACGGTGTAAATTAAACAAATGAGTTTACCTTATAGTGAGTTTCCTGTTTATATTGGTGGTATCGGCACTACAGCGCTTCCTTCTGAAGTGAATGGATATATTCCTGCGACCCAAGCAAGTGTAAATTACAATACAAATCATAGCCCCAAACGTAAATTGGGGACAACTATCGATTCTACTGATCAATTTGGTTTTCAACAAGCTCTATCCGCAAACATATCTGTCGATTGCGTATTTCATACAGGAATGCTTTCAGGTTTAGATTTTTTAAAAGATGTAAATCAAGATAGTTCTGTTATTATTCAATTGGGTAGCGGAGTGTATCGAGACTGCTATGCAACGGATGTATCTATAAATATAGGCCCGTTTGCCCCTGTTACTTTAAATGCTAGTTTTGTTTCTTTAGATCCTGCTATTGATGGGCCTATAAGTGGAGATAGCAACCCTTACGGTGGTTCGACTGTGCCTTTGGATAGTGACGCAGTAGCTTATGGTCATACTTGCCTTATAGATGATAATGCAAATATTTTAAATAACACACAAAGCCAAATAAGTTTTACAAGGAAATACGCCAGAACTCCCGTTTACGGCATCGGTTCAATTAACGCTTCTTCAATGTTGCTCGATGGAGTTGAGGAAGAGCTTACTGTAGCATCAACAGGATTGAATAGCCTTATAAATTTTAGTGGACAGTCTTTGTCTAGTTCGTTGAGTGTTAGCGTGTGTGGTATAGGAGGCACAGCCGCCATGTCACAGATTTTAAATTTAATTAAATTTGACGCTGGCTCTAGAGTTTTAACACAATCGCTCTCTACTAAAGGTGGTGAAACTTTAACAACTAGCGCCACAATTAAGCAAATAAAATTATGATTTAAGTGTAATTAATATTACATATGGCACTTAAAAAATTGTCTAATTTTCGTTTAGAGCCTCACACTTTCCACTCTATCAAGTTTAAGGAAAGGAAATTTAAATTTACCCCAAATCAGCGCAAATTTCTAGCCACGTTGCTAGATGAAGAGGTTAAAATCATGTTTGTGTCTGGTCCAGCAGGTTCTAGTAAAACATACATGTCTTTATATGGGTGTTTGCGTTTAATGGCTGAAGATAAAGAAAAAGATCTTCTTTATATAAGAAGTATTGTCGAAAGCGCAGATAAAGGCTTGGGTAGCCTACCAGGAGATATGTCTGAAAAGTTCAACCCTTTCACGTTGCCCTTATACGATAAATTGGAAGAAATAATACATGAGGGAGATACAGCCTTCTTAAAACAGAAAGAGAGGGTCACAGCAATCCCTGTGAACTTTTTAAGAGGAGCTAACTGGAATAATAAGTTAATCGTGGCAGATGAAGCTCAAAACTTTACGTTTAAAGAGTTGACTACCTTGATAACTAGAATTGGTGAGGACACCAAGTTAGTTATATGCGGAGACTTTATGCAAAGCGATATCAACGGTAAAACTGGCTTCAAAGATATGTTTGATATTTTCTCTGATGACAAATCAAGAGAGAACGGAATACATTCCTTTTCTTTTAACAGAAATGATATTGTTCGTAGTAAAATTTTAAAGTTTATCATTTCTAAGTTAGAAAAAGGTAAGGAAGTGTAATATTATATATATAAGCAAGAAAAAAGTGTCACGCGCAAGCGGCGAACTGCTACTGATAAAAAGGACACATGCCTTGTTTTTTTGAAAAAACTATTTTAATTAAATAAAATATAGTATGGCTCATCTATTTTGTCACAGTTGCGGAACAAAAATTTCTTACGCTCATGCAAAACCTAACTTTTGTGGAAAGTGCGGTATCCAACTTAATTCTTTAGCTTCTACCTCTACAGCGAACACTTCGGCAGGTATGCCTGTTTTAGAAAAATCTGTTATTGTTTCTAAAGACGAAACGGATGCAGAAAGCGTTCCTAACATTTCTAGCATCGAAGTGGAGGTGCAAGCATCAGACAAGCGCCCTATGACATTTGGTTCCTTAATAGGAGAGTCACCTGAATCCGAGACTCCTCGGAAGAGAAAGGCTAGATCTATTAATGAATTTATTGATGAAAAGAAAAAAGAAGGGTGATTATACATACGAAGACTTTTCTGAAGTAATTGATGCCGCGATAAGAAGACAGCAGTATAAGTGGAGGTTAAATGCTGTCAGGTGGTTTGATTTTGATGATGTTCAACAAATCATCAAACTTCACATTTCTAGAAAATGGCACATGTGGGATCAAGAGAGACCGCTTGAACCTTGGATTGGCAGAATTATATCTAATCAAATTCGCAACCTCATAAGAAACCATTACGGTAATTATGTTAATCCGTGTCCAGATTATCAATTTTCAAATCATGATTCATCAATATGCCCGATTTGTCAAAAGTGGGAAAAATCTAAAAAAGCCGCGTTAGAAATAAAAATACCATTATCTACTGAAGATTTTGTAAAAGAAGTCACAAGTAAACAATATGTTGATTTTGACTTTAATTCTTCTTTAGAAAAGTTGGATGGAGAGATGAAGCGCCGTTTAAGTAATATTCATTATACTGCTTACAGAATGCTTTACTTTGATAAAAATAATGAAGAGGACGTTGCTAAATTCATGGGTTATAAAATATCCGCTCAAAAAAGAAAGCTTGGCTATAGACAAGTGAAGAATTTAAAAAAGAAGTTCCTACAAGTGGCTATGGAAATACTAAGGGACCAAGATATTATAGAAAATGGACCTAACTAAAGAACAGAAAAATTTTTTAAGGGAAAACGCATCAAAAATTCCTAACTTAATTGATCTGACAAAACAGTGCTTTGAAGATGACTCTTTAGACGGAAGATCTAAAGAAGGGCGAGCTGTTAGAAAGTTTTTAGTAGAAAACTCTATAGACTTTAAAACAACGGGGAGAGTTCCAGCAGAGAGCATAGAGTTCACAAACGAACAAAAAGAATTTATAATTCAACAAGCAGAAGAAGGGATGTCTTCTTTGGAGATAGCTAAAATTGTTTTCCCTTCTAGAATTGTCAGACCTCTAAGTGCAGAGCAAAGAGCTGTGTTAGCTGAAATCAGAGAGGTTAATCCTGACATTTTACCATCTCAAGATTCAGGCGCTCTCAATTCATACATTGCACCGAAGTCTTCATCCAGAATCATCAAAAAAATCAATGATGCCACTGGTTTGGGGTTAAATGAATCGAAACTTAACAGACAAAAGCAAATTTGCGTAGAAAAACTCGGAGTTAACCTTTCTAACTCAAGATTTCTAAAAATTATTAACAATTTTTTAAATGAAGAGGATAGAGTTCTGTTTGAACATGAATTTGTGCGTTTAACTTGGGACAAGCCAGATTTGACTGCTGATGAAATTAATTTGTATTTAAATGTGTGCAAAGAGGTTATTAATCTGGAAGTTATCAGCGCCCACTTAAATAAACTTAACAGTATGTTTGATGAGGCAGATGAGCAGCAAGAAATGTCTATCAGGCTTGCGGAAATTATCAAAACCAAGAGTTCAGAGTATCATCAATGCGAAACTCGTATTGAGAACCTAACAAAGAAGCTTCAAGGGGACAGAAGCGAGAGGATGAAAAAGCTAAACAAAGAGAACGCTTCGTTTTTGTCTATAGTGCAGCTTTTTCAAGAAGAGGAAGAAAGGCAGACAATGATAAGAATTGCAGAAATGCAAAAAGAGGCAGTAAAGCAGGAAGCAGAAAGATTAGAAGGGATGGCAGAGTGGAAAGCAAGAGTATTAGGAATTGGTCAGCAAGATGTCATTTAAATGCAAAATATGTGGGGAGTCATTTGATTCATTGAGGAGCTTACACGCGCACATCAAAAAGCACGATAAGCTTTTAGGAGATTACTATGTGGAGAGCTATCAAAGAAAAGATAAGCTAACTGGAGAGTTGATACCTTTTAAAAATTATAAGCAGTATTTTTCTACAGAGTTCATAAACAAAAGAAATATGAACAAATGGTGCAAACAGGCACCGAAAGAAGACGTTAAAGATTTCATTGTAACAGCTTTACAAAAAAAACTACAAGCCAAGGGCATAACTGCTGGTCCACCCTCTACTTATCTGCAAACAAGCAATCTACCAGATATAGACTTATGTAAAGAGGTCTTTGGCAGCTACAAAGACACATGCAAACAATTGCAGATGAAGCCTATGCTTTCTAAAGCGTTGCCAAAGCAATTCAATAAAGATTATTCAAACACGCCGATTCTAATAGATACAAGAGAACAAAAGCCACTGCATTTCAACAATTCTGAATTGTTAAAGTTGGATGTGGGCGATTATGCGGTTGGGGGAGATTTATATGACTATACATTCGTGGATAGGAAATCTTACCAGGATTTTTGCTCAACCATAACAAATGGTTACAACCGATTTATAAAAGAGTTAGAGAGGTGCCGAACAATGGGTTGTTACTTATATGTAGTTACAGAAACAGCTTTTGATAAGATGTGGGCAGTAAATAGGCGTGTCTACAAAAAATTTAAACTAGATTATGTTTACCATAGAATGAGAGAGATCCAAGCTAACTATACAGATTGTTGTCAATTTGTGTTTAGCGGCTCAAGACAAAAGAGCGAAGAGCTGATACCTAAAATTCTTGTTTTAGGCACGAAACTCTGGGAGGTAGACCTACAATATTTTTGGGACAAACAATTAAAAAAAGATGGCTTGGGAAACAGGACAACAGAAACTAAACCGAAAGTACAAGGATATAAACAAACACATTCTCGGAAAAGAGGGGTTTATAGAAGAAACTGAAGCAAAAATTTTGCTTTATAAGTTTTTAAGAGAAAATCCGTCTTTTGCTTGTGAGTTGTTTACGGGGGTAAAATTATTCCCTTTCCAGCACATGGCTATTAAGGCGATGATGGAGTCCGATTACTTTTTAGGCATATGGAGTCGGGGTATGTCTAAAAGCTTCTCTACGGGCGTTTTCGCGCTATTAGACGCTATTTTAAATCAGGGTGTCCAGATAGGTATTTTGTCTAAGTCATTTAGGCAATCTAAAATGATCTTTAAGAAAATAGAAGACATCGCCAAAAGTCCGAAGGCGACTTTCTTTTCTCAATGTATAACTAGAGTTTCTAAAATGAACGATGAGTGGGTCATGGAGATAGGAAGAAGCAGTATAAGAGCATTGCCTTTGGGAGATGGAGAAAAATTGAGGGGTTTTAGATTCCAAAGAATGATCATCGATGAGTTATTGCTGATGCCTGAAAAAATTTACAATGAGGTTATTATACCATTCCTCTCTGTCGTAGAAAACCCTACCGAGCGTCAAGAAGTTTATGACCTAGAGACCCAGATGATTGAGCAGGGTAAAATGAAAGAAGAGGATAGGAAGATATGGCCAAACAACAAAATTATTGGTTTATCATCAGCCTCTTACAAATTCGAATACCTTTACAAGATATATCAGCAATATGAAGCCCTTATTCTAAACGAGAACAAACAAGATGGAGCGCACAGAACTATTATGCATTTTAGTTATGATTGCGCCCCAGAACAACTTTACGATCAAAGTTTAATAAATCAATCAAAGTCCACAATGAGTGACTCGCAATTCGATAGAGAGTTTGGGGCTATATTTACAGATGACAGCTCTGGATACTTTAAGGTGAGCAAAATGGCTGCTTGTACTCTTCCCGATGGCGAGGGTCAGTGCGTGGAGGTCATAGGTAATCCTAAAGACGAATATTTGTTAGCTTTTGACCCCTCTTGGTCTGAAAGTGAAAGTTCAGATGATTTTGCGATGCTGTTGATTAAGTTGAATCGTGATACTAGAAAAGGAACTATTGTTCATAGTTATGCTCTCTCTGGAGCTAGTTTAAAGACTCACATAAAGTATATGGCATATATACTCACTCATTTTAACATATCTGCTGTTGTGGGCGACTATAACGGTGGTGTTCAATTTGTTAATTCTTGTAACGAGAGTGAAATATTCAAAAAAAGAAATTTGAAGCTTGGAGTCATAGAAGCTGATTTAGATAAATCAAAAGATTATGATAAAAACTTAAGAAGGCTTAAAAATCAATATAACAAGTCAGAAAAGAATTTTGTGTTTCTTAGGAAACCTACTTCAGCTTGGATTAGGTTAGCTAACGAATCTTTACAGTCAGCTTTTGATCACAAGAGAATATTCTTCGCTGGGGCGGCTATGAATGATGATTATAACAATCAAAGAAAATCTAGAGTCCCTATCGAACAATTAAAGTTTATTAGAAACGACCCCAATGAAAAAGGTGGTAAAGGTGCTAGAATGATTGATTTCGTAGAGCATCAAAAGGATATGATGGATTTAATTAAAGTGCAATGCGCTTTGATACAAATCACGACATCTGTTCAAGGAACTCAAAGCTTTGATTTACCACCCAACCTAAGAAAGCAAAGTGGCGCAGATAAAGCTAGAAAAGACTCATACTCTGCATTGGTTTTAGGAAATTGGATGATGAACATTTTCTATGATATGGAGTCGGAGGATATATCAAATGTCCAGACTACATTTACCCCGATGTTTATTTCTTAACTTTTAAAAGTTGAAAGTTAACTTTGGAGTGTAAAATAAATTATATTTATGGCTAAAAGAAAATATACCAAGCGTTCTGAATATTGGAACAAATTTAATCACCCATCACAGACTGATGGAGAAGAGCCTTCTCCAGAACTGCTGGGCGAGCCTTTTTATACTTCCGATGCATCTTATACCGCTATATCAGAGGCTAGGAGGCAAGCGGCTTCACAAAGTCCGTTTGCGGGGAGTAGGACAAACAGGGCCGCGTACGTAACACAAAAAGAAAGGTTTTCTAGCATCCGTAGAGGATTACTTCCTTACGAATATGGTTCTGATGGGATTACCTGTAGAGACGCTATTGAGCTTTGTCAAAAGGCGTATTGTAACGTGGCAGTGTTTAGAAACGCTATAGATATTATGTCAGAGTTCACAAACACTGATATTTACCTAGAGGGAGGAAGCAGAAAAAGCAGAGAGTTTTTTTACGAGTGGTTTAAAAAAATTAATATTATCGCTCTAAAAGATCAGTATTTTAGAGAGTATTACAGAAGTGGAAATATTTTTCTGTATAGGATAGATGGTAAATTTAAAGCTGATGATTACGCTAGGTTAATTAATCAAGTGGGGACAATAGGGGCTGCAACTAATAAAATACCTTTAAAATATATTCTTTTAAATCCATATGATGTTATAGCAAGAAGATCTACCACGTTTACTACTGGTGGAGTATATCAAAAAGTATTGTCTGAATACGAAATAGCTAGACTTGGTAGCCCACAAACAGAAGAGGATCTGGCTATATTTGAAGCTTTAGATCCAGAAATAAAAGAATCAATTCAAAAAGGCTCTTATAGTAACAAGGGAATAAAAATAAACCTAGACCCTACAAGGTTGTCTTATTCTTTTTATAAAAAACAAGACTATGAGCCATTCGCTGTTCCTTTTGGTTTTCCAGTTCTTGAGGACATCAATGCAAAGATGGAATTAAAGAAAATGGATCAAGCTATTACGAGGACTGTAGAAAATGTTATTTTACTTATCACTATGGGGGCTGATCCTGAAAAGGGAGGGGTCAACCCTAATAACATGGTCGCCATGCAAAACCTTTTCAAGAATGAGAGTGTGGGTAGGGTTTTAGTTTCGGATTATACTACAAAAGCTGAATTTATTATACCAGAGCTTAATTTGGTTCTGGGACCACAAAAGTATCAAATACTAAACGAAGATATCAAGCAGGGTTTACAAAACATTGTTGTAGGTGAGGAAAAGTTCAACTCTACACAGGTTAAAGCCCAAATCTTTATTGATAGATTACAAGAGTCTCGTTATGGCTTTTTAAATGATTTTTTAAACAAAGAAATTAAAAGAATAGCTAAAGATTTAGGTTTCCGTTCATGGCCCGAGGCAAAGATGAAAGATATTGATATGAGGGACGAAGTTCAACTGATGAGAGCTTCTACTCGTCTGATGGAGCTTGGTATCATTACTCCAGAGCAAGGAATGGAAATGTTCCATAATGGCAAGTTCCCAGAGCCAGATAAACTGGATAAGGCACAACAAGAGTTTTTAGAAGATAGAGAAAAAGGCTATTACAATCCAATTGTTGGAGGAGTACCAGTTTATTCTCCTGATGGAAAAGCAAAAGGCCCAAGGAAGACCGCTGGTAGACCAGAAGGCACTACAGATATCCCTTTAGCAAATGCTACATATTCTAGAGCTAATATTCAAAAAACCATATATGAAATTGATAATTTGATTCATGATGCAAAAGAAAAAATGACATCTCATTTAAAGATTTCTGAACTTAGTGAAGCTCAAGAAGAAATGGTTTCTAATCTATGTGAATCTATAGTTTGCTCTAATGAGAAAGAATATTGGGGCGAAACGCTAGAATCATGTGTAAAGGATTTTAACGAAATTGAAAATTTAAATACTTTAAAAGAAGTTTTAGATATTTCAGCACAACATACTTTAGAAACATATCCAGCAGCCATTTTATATCACAGCCATGAAAAACAGTAATTTCCACTCTAACGAAATCGAAGTATCTATCTCTGCCGAGCAAATCGAAGCAGCCATGACTCCTAAACAAAAGAAGGCTCTAGACAAGAATAAAGACGGTAAAGTATCTAAAGAAGATTTTGAATTACTCCGCAAGTCCAAAAGCATGGACAAGAAGCAGTATGATAAAATCGACAAGAAAGAGCTTAAGCAAGACACTAAAAAAGAAAAAGTCGAGCATGAGAAAGACGCTATAAAAGACGACAAGAGCAAAATTAAAAAGCTAGATAAAGGCGCTCCTTCAGAAAAGAAGTCTATCGAAAAGAAAGATCTTAAGAAAGATATGAAGTTCGACAAAGACTCTAAGAAAAAAATGGAAGCTGACTATGGGAATGGCGGCAAAAAAGTCAAACCCAAGAAAAGCTACGCTCAAATGCTTACTGATATCGCTGCCGAAAGGTACGGTAAAAAAAAAGAAGCGAGCTAAAAGATAGTGACTTCCTTGACCCCAAAAGGAGGTCTTTCCCCGTTTTATCTGCGAGGGATGTAAAAAATGCAGTGAGTAGTTGGGGCAGATATGAAGGTTCAATGAGTTTTGAGGAGTTTAAAAGCAAACTAACTAAAAGAGCTAAAAAAATAGGAGCAGAAAGCGCTCTGCCTAAAAGCTGGATGGACAAAAAATAATGGATTACAAATACACCACTACATTTGAAGCTCCTTTACTTCCTTGCGAAATAAATGAGGCTTCTTTGATATCTAAGGCTTCTTTAGAAAATTTAGAGCCTTTAGTCCCAAGCGACATAGATTACGATGAAAATGTAGATTTAATGGGTGTAGCTTTTAATGCTGCTGTAATTAATCAATTTAATAAAAACGGCGATGGGATGGATACGTCTACAGCCGTAAAATATACTAATAAGTTTATTCATAAGCCTACAAACATAGAGCATGATAAACAAAAAGTAGTAGGGCATATTGTTTCTGCTGGATACAGTAAGTTTGGCTCAAGTGAGCTAATGGGCGAAGAAGAGGTAAAAACCCTTAGAGAGCCTTTTAATATTTCTCTAGGAGCTGTTCTTTATAAAACAATTAATCCTAATTTCACAAATTTAGTAAAAAATTCTTTAGATAGTGAAAGTGACCAATATCAGAAAGTTTCCGCTAGCTGGGAGGTAGGATTTAATAGTTATGTTTTAGCTGTGGGCAGTGACAAATTAAGTGAGGCTAGAATTATATCTGATCCTGAAGAAATAGCTAAGTTACAAGGTAATTTAAGGAGTTATGGCGGTAATGGTAAGACCGATAAAGGAGAGAAAATAAACAGATTAATCATGGGTGATATATACCCGTTAGGCATCGCTTATACATTAAATCCAGCAGCAGATGTGAAAGGTCTATATTCGAAACCTCCTGAAAAAACTCAAATTTTTATAAATGATAAGAGGGATAAAATTTCACAAAATAATAATTTAAATGTAAACACACAAAAGAACATCATTGATATGGAACTTGAAAATACTCTAAAAGAACTAAAGGATCTTCTTAACGAGAAGAAATTCTCCAAGGAAGCTGTCGCTTCTATGACTGATACCTTTGCAGATGCAATCCGTCAGCGGGACGAACAGTACCGTAAGGATCTTGAAGCAGAGAGATTAGAGAAAGAAGGTAAAATTAAAGAATACGAAGACCTCAAAGCCTCTGTCGCAGAGCTAGAGGAAAAACTTGGTGCTGCTAGTGAGCGCATTTCTGGTTTTGAAAACGAGAAAAAAGCTCAAGAAGCTGTCGCTTCGTTTAACACTCGTATGGATGAAATTGACAACAAGTTTGATCTCGACGATCAAGACCGTGAATTTCTTGCTTCCGAACTTAAAGGTTTAGGAGACGACGATTCTTACGAGGCTTTTGCTTCTAAACTTGATGTGCTTTGGAAGCACAAAAACAAAGAAGTTCAAGAAGAGTTCAATGCTCAAATCCAAGCTCGTATTGATGAAGAAGTAGCTAAAAAGCTTTCCAACGCTTCTACTGAAGAAGTAGAAATTGAAGAAGCTCTTGATGCTGCTGAAACTGTAGATGCAGAAATCTCTAATGCAAATGAGGCTACTGCATCTGAAGAACCCTCTTTGCGCGATAAGTTTAAATCAGCTTTTTCCCGCGAAAACATTGAAATTTCTTAATTTAACAAACTAAAATTATGGCATTACGAATTCTACCATTCAGACAATATTCTGATCACGATGTCGTGAACATGTATTCTATCATTGATAGTGATGTTCTCGATAGCACTACTGGATCTGGCCTTGGCGATGCTGGGGTATTTGTGAAAGTAGCAGACGGAAACTTCGATAACGATCCTGTAACTTACCAAACGAATAGTTATTTGGGTAACACCGACTATCCATTCCTTGGGACTACAGAAATGTATCCTGAAGTTAATATCAAAGTTACAGGCGCAGTAGAAGGAGATCGTCCACTTGGGATGACTCTTTATCAAACCGCTAAAAACGACGAAAACGGCGAAAAGCTGCTTTACAACCCACAGAAGCAAGAAGAACTCCAAGCAATGCTTCCAGGACAAGCTGTTCCTATTGCTACTAAAGGTATCTTTACTTTAGCTACAGCAGCTTTCGATGGGCCTATCACTAGCTACGCCCCAGGAAATAGGATTAAAATCTCTCCTGATGGCGCTGGAAAAGTTACTGGTTTCGCTCATGTTGACATTAACGCTATCACCACTGGTGAGTTAGCCGAGCAAGATAGGAACTTTGGACACGTTCTTGGAACAGGTCACCGTGCAAACGTAGGCC